AGGATATTATTACTTGCAAAATATAGCCCTCTCCATTGATTTTGAGAAACTGAACTTTGTAAAGTAAGTCCTGGGGTTGGATAATGGGTAAAAGGAAAAACCGATGTATCTGGGTTCTTTTCTAAATAAAGATTAATACACCTTTGCGCCCCTGCAATAACACTCTTTGCTTGGTATGCGCCTGTGACAAGTGCTGCCTTTGCCATTATCCTGCACTTCCAACGTAGAAGTCTCCGTAAATATTGTAAGCACCAGACTTACCCCTAAGAGCAACTGGCATGTGTAACAAAGGAATCTGAGAGTTAACTTCTTCAATAATTCTCATGGATGCTTCGGCATACCCAGTCAACTCGGGAGTGATTGGTAAGCCATACATTACACAAATAATCCGAGACAAGTTCCATTGCATTGCAGCCAGATACTCAGGAGGCATTGTCACAACATCATTGATAGTCTGAAATCCTTCTAACTGAGTCATTACAGTTAAAAAGATTTGATATTGATTATTAGGTACAGGCCACACGTAAATTGTGCCAAGTGGATAACCTGTGTTGTAATAAATATACTGAGGGAATGCGTTCAGGTTCTTAATTGAAATCCTGTTGTAATCCTCATTGGCCCTCAAGACTTCTAATGGATAGTCAACTGGCAATGGTGAACCGTATTGCATTCTAAAGAACGCTGATTCGAGCTTAACTGGACGAGTGATATTAAAGTCCCCACCAGTTCCTATTGTGTAGGATACTTGGCCTGTAGCAACCTTAGAAATAGTTACCAGGTTATAAACCATATAACGTCTGCGCTGCCATTGCGCCAACATCATATTTAATTGATTGAAACAATCATTGGTGTCAGTTGCATTCGGAGTCTGACCAACACCAATGACGTTTGCTATTTTTAACGCTTGAGTGATTAGATCAGAAGGAGTTGTCGGCAGCGGTTGAGTCATTTTTTGGTCTGCCCCTCTTTGTTTCTTTAATCTCTGGAACTGTTAAAACTTGTGCTTCTTCTTCAGGATTCTGAACAAGATGCGGTTTCCCAAGCGAATCTGTGACCCACTTGGGGAACTCTACGAAAGTATAAACAGGGGAAACCAACTTCCCCCTGTAATATTGTTCAACTGCCATTAGACAATGTCAGGAACAATACAAGACCACTCAGGACGAATCGCAGCATATCCGTAAAGAATATCCATACGAGTAATCAAGGAGTCAGACATTACGTCATAAGCCTCAATCATACGCAAAGAGATTCCATCNAACTGTGCTCTTGCAGCCTGAACGACACCAGCAGTAGGCATCTCTAAGTCAGCAGTTGCTAACGTGAAAGCCTCTGGGAAATAAGCTATGTTTTGACGATAGCTAGAAGATGCAGGCATTACCAAGCTGATCGCTGCAGAGTTTGCAGGAGATGCAGTTACTGTATTAAACGCTGCTGGAGCAGGAGTAATAGCAGGGTAAATTGGAATGCTTGTTGCACCAGAGTTCACGTTTGCAGTTACAACGAATTGACGAAGTTGACCTTGTGAGTTACCTGTCAAACGGTTAATTGCATAAACACCAGCGATTGTGATGATGTCACCTTGGTTCAAAGTTCCAGTAATTGCGTTAACTGTCAATGTAGAACCTGTTTGGCTTGCACCGTTAACAGTACCACTAGAGAAAGTACCAACTGTGTGAACTTGAGTTGTCTGGTCGTACATCCAGTCAAATCCGAGAGTGTCCTTGGTGATAACACCAGTTTCATAGTTCTCAGCAATTTTGACTTGAGGATTGAACAAACCAGCAAGTGAACTTACTGTGCGTGCTTGAGTAACTGGATCAAGAATAATCTTACGATCCATTCTTGGAGACAAGTTTTGATCAAGAGCAGAACCAGCAGTCAACCAGGTTTGTGCATTTGGACTAATCAAACTACCACTAGAAAAATTAGGGGTAATGTTTGCGGATTGTGATGCAACATTCATTAAATCGGCTGCAACATAAGCTGCAAGACGGTTAACGGCTGGAGCAAGAATACGCTCAGAGAAGTCGTCCAAAGACAATGTTTTCTCAGCAGTACCGAAAGAAACAGGCACGTTTGCTTGTGTTGCCACAGTCAAAGATGTGTTTTGCTCATTAGTACCTTGAGGAGTAATTGCTGGACCAGTTGAAACTGTGTAATCGTTGGGTAAACGAATACGCAATGTCGAACCAATTTTTGCGCCTGTACGGGCAAACTGATCGTCATATTGACGGCTTACTGTGCGTAAAAACGCATTGGACTGTGTGAATAGCCTGACCGCTTCATTAGTGATCTGGCTAATCGTCAGTAGCGAATTAGTAGTCATGTTGAACTACCTCCTTATTGACAAAAAGAAAGGAATTGTCTGTCTTACGACAAACGCCTAATTTCCCCAGGTCTATGGAGATTATCTTTAACGACCCAACACAACTATTAACGGCTAGTTTCTGCCTAGCCTTAATTCTAATACTAAAAAATCAGTTTATCAACGCTTTTTTCTAGCAGTTTGTTTTCTCCAGGCAATCCAAGCCTCGGTATCGCTCATTGGAGGTTCAGCACCATTACCAGTCGGAGCAGAAGATCCACCAGAAACCTCTCCAACTGGAGCAGGGGCGCTAGACTTTTGTTTGGACAATTCCTTGGCTGCTTTGCTTGATAATTTGGTCAGCTCAATACCAAGTTGCATTGGACTGAGTTGAGAAATCCTAATCGCCTCATTGACGTTTTCGGACTTTCCAAGGTAAGTGATCACTTTTTCAGGATTTGGAACTTCAGCCAAAGCGTGCAAGAAGTCGTTGCCTCCAACACCAGCCAACTGTAAATTCTGAACGGAACGGTCGTAATCCTGTCCAAACTCCTCCTTGGCATTCTTTTCAATCTCATTCATCTTATTTAGGAAGTTTTGCTCTTGCAGGCGCTGATTAGCTATCTGAGTGGCTAATTCCTCAATATTGTGGGTCGGTTGTGGTTCAGAATGCTGGACTTGTTGCACTTGTTGCATTTGCGCCTTTAGTGCTGCAAGTTGTTCGGCTGCAGAGTTTTTCGCAGCAGCAAGTTCACCCATCCGTTTTCTAGCCCAATCGGGTAATTCATGNTATGAGTTTTCTTTGTGCTCTGGAGTTTTTACCTCTNGAGTTGGCTGATTAGCTTGGGCAGCGTCAGCCTGTGGAGTAGTTCCTTCATTTACTGTTTGGTCAACTGTTGTTGTTTCCATTTTTATCCTGTGATGGTTGGTATTTCAGCCTTTAAATATTGTGAGGGGTCTACAAAATCAGGGTTTATGTCCTGGGCTGGGTTTTCAGCAGTTTGAATCTCCTGAACCATCTTCTCAGTAATTCCCCCCAACTGTGCAGGGTTCACATCCTTAATTAGCGTCTTCAATCTTTCTGTCTCAGCCTTAAACGCACTAATTAAACTGTCTCTCTCTTTCTCTAGCCTGATAGCTAAATGATTGAGAGCATCCATATCAAGTCGTTGTTTCTCCATGACTTGATCGACTTTCTTATCTTGTACTTGCTGGGTCAGCGCAGCAATAATTTGTTGTGATTGTTGGAGTTGCTGGGTTAAAGCAATCTCCTGCTCACTCGGTCCAGTTCCCAGGATCTGCGGAGGTATCCAGTTTCTCATCCGTTCCTGAAGTTTGTCAGCGTTCGGGAAGTCAGCCGATCCCATGTACAAATCACCAATAACTTGCGCCAACTGGGGCTGAGATGCAATCATTTGAGACATTGCAGCAAAAGCCTCTTGTCTGCGAGTATCGTAATTAGATCCGCATTCAGCCACAACGTCATAAGTTCCGACATTTGGATTAAAGATTGTGGAAACTTTAGCGTTTTCCTTGTCTTCCATCTGCTTATAGGCTGATTTTAGAGTCGGATCAATCATTACCTCTTGCTCAGATCCATCCTCAGCAAGTATGCGAACAATGCGCTTGGTGTCGTAAATCTTTGGGATCAGGTCAATCAGAATCTTGCCTGTGAACTGGATCGCCATGTTTTGCATATCTTGAAAGTGATAAGTTACCCTGTCACCCTGATATTGACGTTTTTCAATAGCAACTCCTGAGAGTTCCTGTCCCTGCGCCCCAAAAGTCTGCTGATATTGACCTGAAGTCATCATCATTTCTTGTTCAGCTACTTGCATCCCTTCCATGTAAACTGGCGCGGAGGAGGGAGGCTGAGACCTTTGTGGAGGAGGAATTGGGTTTCCGTTCTCATCCGCATGGTTGTATGCCAAATAAGCGTGATTCTCGGTGTTAGCAGTTGCCCAGTAGTTTTCTAGTCCTTCTATCGCCTCAACTGGTGCTAAATAAGGAGATTTTGACTGAAGCGCACCATATTCCAAGGCTGCTGAAGCGTTGTAGTTGTACGCTCTTTGTGCGTCCTTCATGTAGCGAACCATTCCCTTACGGTCCAGCTTACCCTCAATCTGCATTTCCTCGCCTGGTACTCGAACAATCGGAATGTATCTTCCTGCCCAAATTCCTTTCTCAAGAATCTTATTACCACCGATTAAATACTTGTGAATGATGTGCTTGTCAATGCGTCTACGCTCGATGTCAGCACCCATGCGGATTGCCTCATTGAGCATCTTTACTTCCTCTTTGGTCATATCGGATTGACGCTCAAACTTTAGCGAACCATCATCTTGAGGAATTGAATACAACCATTCCTTTTTGGTTTCTTTCTCATAATATGTGGCAAGACGGACAACATCCTTAGTCACCCAGGATTGTGATCCACCAGCGTATGCCATTGGGACGGATTCGCCTGGATAGCGTTTCTCAAACTCATCCCTGGGCATATCTTCATAAATAAACCCAAATTTAGCGTCCGAACCATCCCTTTTCTTGATGTGCGGATCAAGATAAACGCTCATTGCGTCTGGAACTTCCCGAATGTAAATCTCTTGATCAAAGGTTGAATCGTCAGCATACGCAGTCGTGACGGTCCAAAATCCTATGCCTCCACCAACTTGCTGCTCGGCTGCCATGTCGTAAGCAGTTTTTGCGTTGGAAATGTATTCAATATGACGGACCAAGCCTTCAAATATCTCGGCAGCCTCATAAGTACCCTCATTCCCAGTTGGATGAACCGATACGGAGGGTTTGTTCTCTTTAAGGTTGTTGACAACGTGCAGCCAATGCGTGTGAACCTTGTTGATCGTGATCATTGGCTGAGTGTTCAACCTGCGCCTTGCCTTGACCGCTGGTTCCCATTGGTCCTGGTTGTCAGAATCGGCAAACAGGAAACGCATGTCTTCCCTAAATCTTTGCCTCGATGCCTGCTCCCAATCTAAGCAATGTTTAAAATTCTCATGCGCTCTGCGAACTATCTCATCTTCGGTTGTTGCCATATTTACATCCAATATCCAGGTGAATTATTAGAATTAAACTGTTTTTTCGGAGAATTTTGCGGTTTTTTCTCAACTTTTGATCGCAAAATGCCAGGAAACAATTCAGTTAGCACCCAAATCCATGCGTCTGCTCGATTTGGTGACTTAGATCCATTGTAACCATTGGTGCTAAATCCTCCAAGTTCTTCCTCCAAATCTACGAATCTTCCAACGTGCCGAATCTTTCCTTGTTCGTAAAGTGGAGCAAACGGCTCTGCCCTGACCATCTTTGATCGACTGGCAAGAACTGCCTTGTAGTTGGTTCTAGGTCTAGATGCCTGAATAACCATTTCAACCATTGCTCCACCAAAATTATTCTCCCCGACTAATATATCTGCGTTGTGTCTATCATATGCTGAAGTTGCCACTTTGCCCCAGGTTGCAGGACCAGCTTTAACTGTGCAGTCCTCAAGTAAGTATGCGTTTCCATCCGTCCCTAGCGCCCCTACAACAATGCCAATTGCATCATTGTCAGCGTTGTCAGAATCTCCTGCTCCACTTGGATCGACTCCAACGACAACTCGCACAAACTCGGGTAAATCTTCCTCCTGAGTTCGCCAACGGTCAAAGTAAAGATCAGTAAATAACTGGTTCGGGTTAGCATCGGTGAACTCTCCCTCCAAAAATCGTTTTCTAAGCCTGGCTGACAATCCCTCAAGAGTTTTTAAATATCCGTCCGATAGATTCTCTTGATTGTCTTTTGGGTTGATCTGAAAGTACGAATAATCGTCTGGAGTGTAAAGATTTATTCCTGTCTCTGGATCTCTGCGCTGGACAAATAGCTTGTACGTCCAATGATTCTTGTCTGGAGGGTTGCAGTCAAAGAACATCCTTGGCTTGAGTGGTTTCATCTCAATCTTTTTGTCCACAATGACTTGTTGGTTGACTTTCTGTGCCAACCTGGTCATTGCAATACCGACCGACCCCCAGGCAATCTGGCTTGATTCGTTTAGGTAGATCGTGCTAAATTCCATACCCAAAATCTTCTCGGTCCGTTCCTTGTCATCCAGTCCACCAAACCAAATCTCCGANCCATTGTCAAACTTGGCAAACCAATGCGTCTTGTCCAGNTTGTAATTGACGGTCGGATAACAGATNTTCATTACCTTTGGAAAAGTGTCGTAAACCACCGAGTTGACAACGTGATTGAACCTGAAACGAAGTATTGTGTGCCTTGAACCAGGCGCTTTGATCGCCCTGGTAACTATCTGCCTGATTGTGATGAAAGTCTTGCCTGAACGTGATCCACCAAAAAGCATGACGTAAGTGGTATCTCCACTCATCAACTTCATTGCTTCGATTTGCTTGTCGGTGTACTTAAGCGTCATTGTCTGTTGCCACTTGCATTAGCAATGGACCACCAGATGCCCCAGTAATTTCTTGTTCGGTCTTATCTCTCCAGCCAAGTACATTCTTAGCGGTAAAGATTGAAAAGTTAGCGTTATAGACTCCAGCAGTCGCACCTTCAACTAAAACAGACTCTTGTAATTGCCTTGCAATCTTATAGGCGTCAGAAAAATCAGGACGAATAAGCCTGTCATTCTCGTCTCTTTCGTTCGCCCAATGATGCAAAGTCTCCCTGGTAACACCTTTATTGGCTGCAAACCTTGTAAGGGTAGGGAATAAATTAGATAGTCTTTCAGTCTTTTCTACGCCATTAGGAAAAACTATTGTTTTTTCGGTGTAGGCAGGCTTATTAAAGTAGTCTATGAGTTCTTGGGCATATTCGGGTTTGTATACCGATGGTCTGCCTAATGGGTTGGGGTGTGATTTAACTGTTTTCTTCATAGTTGTCAATTGTATGCCTAAATTGACAAAATGCAAGAGAATAGTTATTTAGTTTCTGTTGCCTCGGGTTGGGCGGTTTGGGTTGCGTTGTACTGTGCAACTTGNACTGCTACCGATTGACGCAGTTTATTGACTAAAGGCTCTACGTCTCCCATTGGAAGTCTGGCAAGACCATAAAAGATCATGTCGGTTTCTTGGGTTGAAAGATTAGAAAATGTCAGTTGAATAGGATTTGTCATTGTTGGTTAGCTAGTTGAGTGTGTAAATCTTCTAAATACGTTGGACTGTGAACGTCCAGGGATTCTATCGGTTTTTGTGCTAGTTGTTTATGCAGATCTTCCAAATAATTTGGTGAATGTACGTCAAAATTTATATTTTGTATGGAATTATCGTATCTAGTAACTGGCATTTTATAAAATAATGCTGCAGATGGAGAAGTTACATCTGAAGTCATATAACCTTCATATCCATGCTCTTTTATTAATCTTTCAAGATCACTTTCTACATTATAGGTTTGACCAGCGTTAACATTTGATCTCCAAGGATTTCTATTGGCTTCTTGAGCTAAAGTTCTTAAATTTAATGGATCTTTTGAAATGTCATATAAATTGTTTGATTGAGTTACATATTTGTAAGCACCAAGTCCAGGCTCAGGCTTTACATTTTCTGGATTACCAATATAGTAATATGTCCTATCTTTAACTGCCCCTGAATAATTTTTTAATCTATCTGNTTCTTGACCTGCTATTCCAGTTCCATATTTTGTTGGATCTGTAAAGGTTAAATTTGGTTCATTACTAAAATGAGTTAATAACGCAGAANTTGCAGTTTCTGGAGCAGGTTTAATTAATTTTTGAATGTACTCAGGCATTCCACCTTTATATTTATAATCTGAAAATTCTGGAGGAAGTATTACGGATTTTTGTGGAGCAAATTGAAAATCTTCCCATAATTTATCTTTTTTCGCTTGAGCTTCTTTAATTAATTGTGGATCTTTAGTGTTTGCTATGACTTTATCCATTAAATTAATATTTTTCTTTAACTCTGCATTTAATGGACTGTAATTTACAACGCTATTTTGTCCTCTAGTCTCCGAAGTCATTGCCAATTTCGCAAGAGGAGAAAACATTTGAGAATGTGCTCCCCAAGCCATTTCTTCACCTTTTGGACCAAATGAATTACCATGAACTGCATGACCAAAATAATCGTGAATTGCTCTAAATTTTTCGTTTGTATTTAATCCAGTCTCAAGATCAATTGCATTTAAAAAGTCATGGGGATCACCGCCTTGATATACATAAAGATGATTATTCCCGTGTACATCTTTAAGCATTTCATCACTAGATTTGTAATTTCCTTCACCATTTTTGTGATAACTCATATTTACAGGCATTTCTTTAAACTGATCTTCAGTTTCTTTTGCCAATTGTTTGTATGATTTATTTACTAAATCATCGTAATTCTGAATATTATGTTGCTCAATTAAATCAGGCATTTGCTTTTTATAAGCATCAAAAATTACTTTTTTATATTCTGGGTCTTCAGTTGCAGCGTGCATAAACGTGCGACCAATTGCAGATTGTTTCTTTAAAGAACTTTCCTCCATTTCAGGCAATACATAAGGTTTGCCAGTTGTTTTAATAGAATAATTATTAGCTATTTGTTTGGCTAAATTATCTGGACTTTTTACTTTAGCTTTGATTTCCTCATCCGATATTCTTGATGGAATTTGGTATCCAGATGATCCTGCGGTATTTCCTTCAATGGACCAATTTTCTTCTCTAATTCCTTTAGAAAATGCTGAGCTTCCTTGATTGCTTGCTTTGCGTACTCTGAAGAATGGTCCTTCTTGTGCTGATTCATATAAACCTTTAGATAAATTTGTTGATAATTCAGGTGTTTTTAATGTAGGTAAAAGTTGAGATAATATATTTAAAGCATACCCAGCTTCACCTGATTTTTTAATATTTACAACATCTGGATGTAATACGCTAAAGCCCATTTCATCTGGAGCAGTACCAGTTAATCCTTTAATAAATGCGTATGTTTTAGGATCTTGTAAAGTGTTTACATCTCTTAATTGAACTAATTTTGTGCTTTTTTGTCCCTGCTTGGCAATGTTTGGATTACCAAAATAAGGCTTATCGGCATTTAATAAGTCTTGCAAGGAAGGCATTTTAATTTATTGTTTGTGGATGTTGGTCTATTGTTACATCAAGTCCAAATTGCCTTAAGACAATCAGCCAATCGTGTGCAATGGCTAAAGCGTAACCTTCCCCAATTAAGTGAACCGTTACCTCGCTTGTTTCGTCATCTATGTCAATAGTGACGTTTGCCCTGCTCACTTTTTCTTTTTGGCTTTTTTTTCAGCTTCTCGCTTTTCAGCGTAAGCAATTGCTACTGCCTGCTTAACAGGACGTCCAGCCTTTATTTCAGTCTTTACATTCTCTTTAAAAGCCTTGGGACTTGCTGATTTCTTTAAAGGCATGATGATCCTTATTTTTTCATCTTGATCTTGGATAGGGCTTTCATCTGCTCGTCAGCTATGCGCTTGGCTGCAGCCATTCTTGCCCTACTTGCCTCAATCTCTCTGGCTGCCTGGAGTGTCCGAAGATCACTCTCGGCTTGCCATTTTTTCTCTTGCGCCATGTCCCGACTGGGCATGGAGAGAACTTCTACCTTTTTAGCGACTTTCGTTGCCATTATCTGTTGCCAGAACTAATATTTTTCTGAGGCATCATTGGGATACCGTTGGTCAAATTTGGCTCTTTCTTTGGTCCCATTGGAGGACGAATGTAAGCCTTTGTGCCATCTCTGCACTCTGTTGCGTAGTCAGCAGCGACTTGCAAGTGACCTGGGTCTTTTAGACCAGATTTGCCAACTTTGTCTTTTGCTGCGTCTGATTCATATTCCATTTTTGCCATGATTTAAACTCCTTGGGGTTAACGAATGCCACCGATCCGATAAACTTCGGATGCAGTTGGGGTAATTGGGGATGCAGTATCGTTTGCAAAAGTGATTCCGATTGTGTTT